GCGTTTTCCGGGGGTGAGTAAGTCCGGCACAAACAAGGCAGGCTTTGCTCTTCTATTTGAGGACGGGCGCGGGGGTATATGGGGGGACTTTTCTCAGGGTATAAACGAAACTTGGCAGGATGAAGTTGTCAAGGCATATACCCACGAGGAGATGATTGACTTTCAGGCTATGATAAAAGAGGCCAACGAACTTCGACAAAAGGAACTTGATGCCCAGCACTTAAAGGCCGCAAAAAAAGCACAATCAAAAATAAAGGGTTTAACTCCAGCGCCTGATTCTCACCCATACCTCAAAAAGAAAAAGGTCAAAAATCATGGTTTATTGATAGACGGTGATCTTCTTATCATGCCGATATATGACACGGCAGGGGATATCACCTCTTACCAGTCCATTGATGCAGAGGGAAATAAAAAACTCATGTATGGTGGCAAAAAGAAAGGGTCTGCTTTTATTATACCCGGCGACAAGTCAAAGGTATATGTTGCCGAGGGATATTCCACCGGGGCAACCATCCATGAGGCCACTGGTGCAATGGTTCTGATAGCCATAGACGCAGGCAATATCAAAAATGTCGTGGCATTATCACAAAATAAAAACATCATAGTGGCAGCCGATAATGATGAGGCCGGTATAAAGGGCGCAAAGGATTCAGGCGTTGATTTTATATGCCCCCCGGACGAGGGCATGGATTGGAATGATTATGCTTGTGAGTATGGGAATCAAGCAATAATTGACGAGATAAAAAACAAAGGGGTTAAGCCTTACCAACAAGAAAAAGACTTGGCCTATCCTCAAGAGATATTTAATCCACCCGGTCTATTAAAGGACATTGCCAACTATTATAATAATACCTCTGTTAAGCCACAGCCTCTTTTTGCAATCGCCGCAGGGCTGGCAGTAGGGAGTGTTGTTCTCGGTCGAAGATACAACACGGGACCTTATGAAAATTTTACCTCTCTTTATATGATTCTGGCCGCAAAGACAGGGACAGGTAAGGATCATGTAAAACAAGTCATCAGGACTATACTTGCAGGGGCAGATCTACAATGGATGGAAAAGGGCGAGGGCTTCACGGCGGCAAATACGGTCGTCAAGGCTTTACAAACACAGCCTTTACAGCTCTCTTTCTTTGAGGAAATAGGGCAGCGATTAACTGAGGCAGCCGTAAATCCGCGATCTCTTTCCGGGACTACTTTTAGAAAAATGCTTGATATATGGTCAAGCTGTCATTCCTTTACAGTGGGTGAAACCTTTGCCGATGGTAGCACGCCCAGGGCAGACCGACCGGCATTGACAATGGTGGGTCTTACTACTCCAAAGGCTTTCACCGGTGCTATAAATGAAAAGCTAATTGAGCAGGGGTTTGTAAATAGGATACTGCCTTTTATTTCAAGAGAGGAAAGATCAGCCGCACCTTTGAACCTTAAAAAGGTAAATCCACCCGAATCGGTTATAGAATGGGTAAAGGGAATATGGCTTAAGGGTAATCTAACAGACGAGGGAATTCCCGTTTGTCCAGAGACAGAAGATGAGGTAGTTGTACCCTTTAATGACGAGGCTCTTTCTATTCTAAATGATATTGAAAAAGATATCATGGATACCTGTAATGGTCTTGAAAAGAATAACCTTGATGATATGCCGACAAGGAATAGAGAAATCACAATGAGGATATCTCTAATCGTCGCCGTGATGGACTCCAGTGACGAGATAAAGGCGCAGCATGTGTCTTGGTCTTGGATTTTAGTTAAGGCCCTCTACAAGCAATATATAAACGAAATCAGGCGTCACGTTGGCGGTAGTGATTACGAAAAGGCAAAGATGGAGGCATTAACAAGTTTGAGGCGCAAGAGTCCGCTTGGCGTTCCAGTCAGAGAATTTGCCAAAACATCCCCGTGGTCAAAGTGGAATAAGAAAATGAGAGATGAGATAGTAAATGATCTTAGGGATAGTTCACTGGCAGAGTTTACCAAGGTTAAGACAGGAGACAGGGGGCCAGGAACTCAAATGCTGGTTGCAATCGAATAACCCTTGAAACTTATTTTTAAAAATCAAAAGTTTCTGTCTTGTAAGTAGCTAATAATAAAAAGAAAAAAAAACTATTAAAACTATTATAACTATACTATACTATATATATATACTATATTCGCGCGAGAGAGAGGCTCAGGGCCTTTGTCTAATAGACCGGGTAAATAGTTTTAATAGTTTTAATAGTTATTGTAAGTGTTTATTTTACAAAGGGAAAAAGAGAAATAACTTTTGATAAACTATTGAAAACTATTTAAAGGAGATCAAAAAGATGGAAGAAAAATGTGAAGATTGCAGGTTCTGGGAAGTTCAAATCAGGCAAAAAGGCGAGGGAATATGTAGAAGATACCCACCGAATATCAAGCCGACTATAGACCAGCATAGACATTATCTGACGGAGGATATGAATTCAATATTTCCTGATGTTTGTAAATACGACTGGTGCGGGGAATTCAAACCTCTTGACAAATGACTTTAACTTTGGTATAGCTTAAGACTAACCCTAAAAAAACTAGACCTAAAACATGGCAAAAAGACATAGAATATCAAATAAGAAGATTATCGAAGCCCTGCAAGTCAATACTGGCTTTATTACTCAGGCCGCACAAAGCCTTGGTGTTCACTATACAACCCTGCGGGACTGGATAAAAGCCGATGAAAAATTACAAGATGAAATAAAGGCCATTAACGAAACCATCCTAGATTTTACAGAATCAAAACTACATAAACTTATCAGAGACGAAAACCCAGCGGCGGTATTCTTTCACCTCAAATGCAAAGGAAAAAGGCGTGGATACATAGAACGCCAGGAGGTAGTCACGAAAGAAGATGAGCCGATCAGCGAGGAGTTTCTTTAATGTCTGAATACTCACACCATGACTTCCCATGCGAGCCGCGCGCTAATACGCCGGAATTCAGAAATAATTATGACATGGTGTTTGGCCAGCCTATATATAAATGCCCCAAATGCAAATCTATAATCTCAAAAAATGATAAAACTTGCTGGCGATGCGGGGAGAGGCTTGAGCTTCTGGCGTAAGGAAGAACCAAAACTCTCACCTGACGGAACTATCCTAAAAGGTGGAATGTGGGATCACCAGCGCAAATGGTGGGAAAGTAAGGCGTTCATAAAGGCCCTGATTACAGGCTACGGGGGAGGAAAAACATTGATAGGCTCAAAAAAAGCAATCAGCCTTGCTATGCACAACGCCCCCGTGCCGTTTATGTATGTGTCTCCTTCATACAAGCAGGCAAAGAGAACCGTAATACCCACTTTAATTCAACTCCTTGACGGTAAAAAACTCTCATACACATATAACAAATCAGATTTTGAGTTCATCATAAGGGGCGGGCGGGGTGGTAAGCCCGCTACCATCTGGATAGGTACAGGAGATCATCCTGATTCACTCAAAGGCCCGAACCTATGCGCTGCCGGTATAGATGAGCCCTTCATACAGCCAAAGGAAGTATTTGATCAAATGCTTGCTCGTGTCCGTGACCCCGGAGCATTGCACCGTGAGATATTCCTGACAGGCACCCCGGAAGATCTCAACTGGGGGTATGATATCTGCGAGGGTGAGGATGCCAGCCGGTATGACCTCGAAATGATACAGGCTTCAACGCGCGACAATAAGGCCCTCCCAGCGTCCTTTGTCGAGACCCTTGCAAGTGCCTATGACGACAAGATGCGCGATGCCTATCTTGATGGTAAGTTTGTCAATATGTCAACTGGCCGGATATTCTATGGCTTTGAGAGGGAGCGTAATGTATCAACACGCCCAGACCCAGGTGGTGATTTATATATGGGAATGGACTTCAATGTAAACCCTATGGCGGCAGTAATATTCTTTACAAATGGCCCTCAGATGCACATAATGGAAGAGATTTTATTGGCTAACAGCAATACTCAGGAAATGATAGAAGTAGCCAAATGCAAGTACCCTGGCAGGGTAAAAGTAGCCTTTCCTGACCCGTCCGGTCGAGCTCGTAAGACCTCAGCTGCGGTAGGCGCAACAGACTTCACAATAATAAAAGAACATGGCGTGGCAGTAAAGGCCAAGGCAAAGGCCCCGTCAAAGCGCGATAGATATAACTGTACAAACAAGAAATTTCAGGATATGACCCTGACCATTGACCCGTATTGCAAGCGTACTATACAAGGCTTTGAAAAGCTGACCTATGAGGGCCTCAAAAAAATGGAAGATTTAACCCATCCAACCGATGCCGCCACCTATCCGGTGGAGTATCTTTATCCTATAAAATCCGTAATACATCAAGCGAGGCAATATGTCTGATAAATTCAAGCGTCACCCTGAACTAGATAAACTATACGATCGGCTGAAATTCTTTAAGGCTTCTTATGCCGGTGGGCTGGAATACAGAGAAGGCAGATACCTTAAAAAGCACAGGCGAGAAAAGGAAGAGGTCTATCAGGAGAGGCTACAGGTGGCCTCATTCCGTAATTTCTGCGCCCCGATAATAGATACGTATACATCATATCTCTTCAAGGAGAATATCACCCGCGAATTCAAGAACCTTGAAACAGAGGTACAGCCGTTCCTCGAGGATGCCGACTTTGACAAGCGACCATGGGAGAAGGTAGTCCGGGAGGTATCCAAGCACGCCGGGAAGTATGGCATGATGGGACTGATAGTAGACAAGCCGCGAGGTGAGGCCATAACAAAGGCCGATGAAATGGCAATGGATATGCGGCCATACGTGGTGGTATACAATCCTTTGCAGTTTATTGATTATAAATTTGAGCGTATCAATGGCAAGCCGACACTTGTTGAA